CAATCATTAAGGCAGATATGTAGAGATAAGAAAATGCCACATAGGGTAACTATATTAAGGTGGTTAAATGAAGATGAAGATTACGCAGCCGATACCGCGCGCGCCCGTTCATTACAAGCAGATGCATTAGATGATGATATTCAAGATGTAATTAACGAGATTAGAAGGGGAGATATAGACTATAACGCAGGAAAGGCGGTAATTTGGGGGCTACAATGGCGAGCCGCAAAACTAAGGCCTGAGAAGTACGGAGAGCAAAAGAAAGTAATTGATGTAAATATTAGCAAAGCTGAGGATTGGATAAAAAACGAACTTGTAGTAGTACAAGAGCAAAAAAAACTAATTCAGTGTGATGCTAATTATGAGGACGAGAAGGAAGCTCAATTCAACCCAATTCATGAAGTTACAAATTAACAGATTATATTATGCAAACCATACATATTGTACTTAAAGACGCAAATAAAAAATCACAATGTTTTTATAGTGAAAATTGGAACCAATTTCCAGATGTTTATAAACTTTATGGACTCAAAGAAGCAATTAAAAGGCTGCAAAAAGAATATAACAAACAAAGGCTTTTATTAGATATTAGTGACGTTGCCAACGATGACGATGATTTTGTATTTTTTGTTTAACATTATACAAGAAGTATAAAAAAGATGTTGAAAGTGGCAGAAAGAAGCCTTCGGGGTTGTTTGTTAGATGCTTAGAGTTGTTTGTAGAAAACGAAGATTTAAAAAACACTTTGTGAAAATGGATATTTTAATAGTTAAAGACAAAAAGTTTAAAGTAGAAATTGTAAATAATATTTTAAAGATTGATAATATATTTGCACACAATAAAAAAACTCAAGAAAACGACCTTGAAAAAGTCTATCAACATATATCTGAACAAACTGGGCTTTCAAAAGCTTTTGTTTTTAAGTGTTTTATAAAAGCTTTTTTAAAATACAAAAGAAGCAACAAATACAAAAGTTTCACAGAGTGCTTAAACGCCTCTTTTGCAAGTGATGGATTTAACGAGTGTTAAAAAATGAATGAACAAGAACTTTTTAAAGAATTTAAACAAAACTTTCCCTACTATGCAGAAAGATGTTTAAAAATTAGAACTAAAAACAGTGCGATAGAGCCTTTTCAGCTTAACAAGGCACAACAATACATTCATGAAAAGCTAGAGAAGCAAAAATTACTTACAGGTAAAGTTAGAGCTATTATTTTAAAAGGAAGGCAACAAGGTTGCAGCACGTACGTTGCAGCAAGATATTATCACCAAGTAACGCACAGCTTAGGAACAAAAGTATTTATCTTAACGCATCTGGACGATGCAACGAAGAATCTTTATAAGCTAGTTCATAGATACCATGATAACATGCCAGAGCCAATGAAGGCAACGACAGGAGCTTCTAACTCCTCAGAGCTTGTATTCTCAACGCTTGATAGTGGTTATGCAATAGGAACTGCAGGGAGTGGCAGTGTTGGACGTTCAGACACTATACAGTTACTTCATGGTTGTTTGAGTGAGGATAGCCTTATTGTTTTATCTGATGGCTCTAGTAAATCTATGGGTGATGTAGTTATTGGCGATAAAGTGATGACTTCGAATGGTAATATAGCACCAATATCAAACAAGATATATACAGGAGAGAAGCAGACATATAAATTAGATGTGTGGGTTAGTGGTGAGGCAATATATTTGACAGCAGATCATAAAGTTTTAACTATTGATGGGTATAAAGAATTAAAAGATTTAACTAGAAACGACTATGTGGCTTTACCGAAGATAGAGCTAGATAACTCTATTAAATCTTACCATTGGTCTTTAAAGAATAAAGAGAGACCACAAGGAGGGGGGACTAAGCATATAGAGGGTTATGATTTTGATCTTAATAAAGAGTTTGGTTATTTCATAGGATATTATCTAGCGGAAGGTCATATAAAATCAGGATTAGGTCATACGGAATTAGCTTATCATAAAGATGAGACATTTATCTACAAGGCTTTAGAAGGGGTTAAGGGTTTACCTACTTCGGTAAAGCACTATAAAGATGAGGGGACTAATAGGGGAAGAACTAAGATTTACGGTAAGTTTCTTAGTACCGCTATTAATGATATTTGTGGGAGGGTAGGTGATAAACGTATACCAGAGTGGTTTTTTCGTACAAATAAAGAATTCTTACGGGGAGTGTTGAGAGGGTATTTAGATGGTGATGGGAGTAAGACTCAACACGATAGAATAACAGCACCCTCTATACATGAGAAGATATCAAGACAAATCCAACGTATAATTTTAGCTTTAGAATTGGGATCTGCTAACATCAGAAAATCTGAAAGATATAGGTATGGGGAGCGAACTAAAGATATCTATAATGTAAAGATGTTTGGTAATACCTTAAGGAGGTATAGAGATGGAGTCTCATCTAATCAAATGGAGGTAAGGAAAGCAGAAAAGATAATGGTAAAGAATGGTCAAATATTCTGTAAAGTTAAATCCATAGAGCCAAGGAAAATCGAAAAGGTATGGGATATAGAAGTAGATCACAAAGATCATAACTATCAAACTACAGCTTGTGTGGTATCAAATTCAGAGGTTGCATTCTGGAGAAATACAAACGAGATAAGTTCTGGTATAATGCAAACTGTGCCAGACACAAAGAATACTGAGATAATATTAGAATCAACTGCCAATGGAATTGGTAATATGTTTCATAAGATGTCTATTGCAGCCCTTGCAGGTGAAAGCGAGTATCAAATGATCTTTGTACCTTGGTTTTGGCAAGATGAATACAGGCTAGAACCACCTAAAGACTTTGTACTTACTAGCGAAGAGATGGAATATAAAACTCTTTATAAGCTAGATGACAAACAAATAGCATGGCGAAGAAACAAGATAAATAACTTTGCAGGCGGACTATGGCAGTTTAAACAAGAATATCCTGCAACGGCTGTCGAGGCGTTTCAAACATCAAGTGATAATAGCTTAGTATCTTCGGAAACTATCATGAATGCAAGAAAAGCAGAAAACGTGCATATTGATGATATTAAAGTAATCGGTGTTGACCCTGCATGGAAAGGAAAAGATAAGACTGCCATTGTTTATCGAGCTGGTAGAGTGCAATATAAGCATGAAATGTTTGAAGGTTTAGACACAATGCAAGTCGCAGGGAGACTAGTGCAAATTATAAATATCGAAAAGCCAGATAAAGTATTTATAGACGTTGGAGGTATTGGCGCAGGTGTTTATGACAGATTAAGGGAATTAGGTTTTAATCAAGTAGTGACAGCGGTTAATTTTGGACAAAAGGCAGATAATGGCGATAGATACGCAAACAAACGCGCTGAAATGTGGGATAGAATGAAAGAATGGCTAAACAATGGGCCAGTAAAGATAGAAGATATCGACACGTTGCACTCAGATATACAAGCACCAGAGTATAGTTTTGATTCATCAAGTAGATTGTTATTAGAGAAAAAAGAAAGCATTAAAAAACGTTTAGGTAAGTCACCAGACCTTGGCGACGCTTTAGCTTTAACCTTTGCTTTTAATGTAGCAAACAAAGAATTTAAGGCTAGATATGGAGTAAGCAATACAGTACAAGTAAATTCAAATTGGGGTGTCTATGATTAGTAGAAATTACAGAGAAGAAGATTACAAAGATTTGCAGAAATGGTATGATCATTACGCAACGGGTGAATGGGTATGTCCACCAGTTGAAATACTACCAACAGATACAGGCTTAGTAGTAGAATATGAAGGGGAAAAGATTTGTGCGGGTTTTATATATCTTACCAATTCAAAAATAGCTGCCTTAGAGTTTACTATTGCAAATTACGACACAAATAAGGAAATAAGAAGGCATGCTATAACGTTGTTATTGACTAAGCTTATAGAACTTGCTAAAAATAAAGGTTACAAGTTTATCTTTTCATCCACTAATAACGCTGGGTTAGCTATTCGTTTCAGAAAACTTGGGTTTGTTAGAACGGATCAAGTTTATAACTATTTAAAGGTTTTATAATGGCAGCAGCAACAACAATCGCAGCAATATCAGCAGGAGTAGCAGCAGCAGGCACAGGCGCACAGGCGGTTGCAGCAAGAAAGCAAGCTAAAGTAGCAAAAAGAGCTGAAAGGCGCGCAATGAAGCAAGCAAGTATTGAAAGAGAAAGGCAGGCAGAAATTGCAGCTATACAAACAGCAAAAGAAACAGAACAAGCAGCAACATTTAGAGAGCAGCAAAAAAGAGCAGCAAGTGGCAGAATTGGAAGAAGAAGCCTACTTACTGGCTCGGCTCTTGGTGTGCAGTCAACGCTAGGTTAA